GTCTACCCGTTCTCGTATATGGATTGTATTTTGTATATGCAAACCCATTGGGCAGATACTCTTTATTGAAATGAAATCTATCAATAAATTTTTCCTCTTCGACTTTTACCCCAGCCCCCTCCAGCCTCCCTAATATTTTAATGGAATCTGAATATTTTCTATACCAAGGTTTAATTTCTGAAATTAATGGAATCGTTTTTAAGAGCTCGTACCATCTCATTATAGGTACACAATCGTTTAGATATTTAAAGTCGCTTCTGTACCCCTTATAAACCCCGTCAGCGAACTCATTGAATATGAACGACTTACCATACTCTTCAAAGTAAACCCACTCATAATCGAGTCCTTTACTACCTATATATCGATTACCATATACCAATGTGTTTTCATTGACAAACATACTTAATGCGGCCTGTCTACATTGCCCTGCATCGATGTGATTGAAATTTATGATGTAATCGGAATCCTTAGTTCTAAGGTACGCAAACGATATTGAGGTATCGTATTCATGTGCCTTTGGAGAACTCCATACGGGCACCATCAAATCTATCTTAGGATTGGATTTGTAAAATGCTAATAGGGCGTTATTTGTTTCGATTAAATTCATACCCTACAAATATACAAATTTTTTATTTAATTTCCAAATGCTTTATTTGTAAAACTGCTTTATGTTTGGTAAATATAAGGAAATATTTTGAATTTTCAAAGAAGTTATAGATAAAGATGCTTTATTTGATGCAATTACCCCCTTATCCACTATCTTGCCATCCATATCATATACAGCATCCAACGGGCCAGTAATTCTCCAAAAGAGTTTTTCACCAATCCAAAATGGATTTTCTAAGTATCTATCAAATGTGTTTTCATCCACCTCATAGATAAACCCATTAGAATCAAAGCTAACTTGTATAAAGTATCTTTCTATAAATCCATTCTCATAATCTGAAGCAGTTGGATTTGGTACGATAGTTTTTGGTATCTTAATGGTGAACTTATCGATATTTTTAGCTACATCGTTATACATACTATGTGTTCGATTTTGGTTCTTTTATAATTCTCCAACTTGCTTCAATCGTAGTATCCCACCCACTTGCTTCTATACTATGTTTAACATTCATAACTTGAAATGCGCCGGTTTTGTTATATATTTCAGGTATACCATCTATTCTAAATAATTCGCCACAACTAATTCCACTCAAACCATCAATAACCAATGTTGCACTAAAATCACTTAAAGTACCTTCATCTTCTTCCGCTTGAATATTCATACCTTTTACTATAACACCGGTGTCGTTAAATATGTATGGTAAGTTTTTAGTACCATTTTTAAATTTAATTACTTTCTCATCAATTACTTCGGTATCACTTGGTGTTTTTTCGGTTGTGGTTTTTTTTGGAGTTGATTTTTCTGTACTATCTGGAAATGTATTTTGAGTACCTTCTTCTTTTTTTAGATTTAGTTTAGTAATATTAGCTTGAATTCCATCGGCAGATATAAAACCATCTGCATTTCTATATTGTGTATATAATGCATTTCGTTTTACCGTATGCATTAATGCTTTATCGCCCGCTGCCTTTTTATCGGCATCAGTTTTTCCACCTTTTTTAGCGTTTAATATTTCTTCAATTGCACTTGATTGTTGGAATACAGTTTGTCCTGCTATTAAGTTACCCAAATCCATTTCAAATGTAAACGCTTTAACAATACTATTAATTGTGTTAGCTTTAAATCTATAAATTTTATCTGTTTTTAAACTATCAATCGTTGTATTATCTAATTTTTTAAAATTAGTATCTACTATTGTCAAATATCCACTATTTGATGTGTTTGGTGCAGTTATCAAATTGAATAAATTAAATGAGTTACTATTTATAGTACCCAATATTGATGCAAGAAAATCAGCTCTAGTTGATGATTTTTGCCAAGCTTCAAGAACTATATCATAATTTACAAATATATTTAAAGCATTACCCAATCTTTGGTCACCGTCAGCTTTATATTTTATTTTTTTGAATTTAATTTCATCTTTTGAATTTGGGTCTATCAATTCGATTTCTACTTCTTTTTCTGGAATATTAAATTCTAATCCATTTATTTTTGCATCAATTGTTTCTTTATCATCTAATACTAAATAATCCGATTTTGGGCTACCTTTTCCAACTCTTATTTTTGGCAACATTCCCGGATATAAAACATCTTCGGATGATGAGATTATTTTTCTATGGCTTTGACAAATTATAGTTGGTTTATTATTTATTGTTTTAAATTGTATGTCAAAGTTTTTTGGAGATTGGGAACTTACTGAAACGATATAGTTTCCAAAATATTTTAATATAAGATGTAATGATACATATCTTAGTTCGGATGTACTTTGGTCTTTTTTTGTATCATTTGGTTTTAGGAAATTAAAAGTATGCGTTTTTATAAAATCGGTTGGTATTGTTAATGATGGTATATTAAAATCAATTTGCATTTGTTTTAATATAATTTCCTGTTCGGTTAATTTTCTATCACCTTCTTTCAATCCTATTTTCGCCCTTTCTGAAACATTAGCGATTGGTATAGCTAATGAAACAGTGTTACCTGCTATGATTGTAATTGATACTTCATACGTTGAATCATCGTTTATAGAATATGTAAAATTACTAACCGTACCGGCGAAGGCATCGTATTGTCCTTTACTTTTTACAATTTTACCTAAGTACTCTTTATCATCATCTTCAGTCATTGCAAAATATTTTGCAAATGTTGTTTCTGTATATATTTTGTAATCGGTTTTTGGTACTAAAATAGAATCTATCTTCATATCATTAAATGATTTTCCGGTATAATTGTTTATAGTATCAATTGTATTGGTATTTGGAGTGTTTGATAATTTTATAAACTCTTTATATTTTTCAATTTGCTTTTGAGTTATTTCAAAATTATTTCCAAATTCTAATAATAAATTCATACCAGGTCTACAATAAAACAATTCAAACATTTCCAATTGCTTTAAAGTAAAACACCTAACAGTTATTTGAGCTTCTTTTAATGCATTGTTTTCACCATCAGTATTTATTTCAATTCTTTCTATTATTGGCATTGGTTTTCTTAAACCAAGTTCTCCTTCGGTTTTAATATATTTACCATCGAAATCAATACCTATAATGGTTTTATTAGCTTCATTTGTTCCAATTAAATCTTTTCCATAATTTAATTCGGTATCTAATATATTACCAATAATACATCCTCTATATGAATTGGCAGGGTCTTTTCCTTTAAATGTCAACAAAACCTCATCAAAGTTGATATCTTTGGCAACAATAGCTGCCGATGTTAATAATGCAAATGGCATTTTAAACATAGCCAATTCCGGTGCCGCTTCTCTGAATTCTAATTCACTTCGAAGCCAATTACTAAGAGGTCTTAAATATAACATTATTTATTGATTTTTTCTAAATCTTTTAATATATTACCAATATTTTGTGGTATTCTTAATTGAACACCAGGTTCTATATAAAATACGGCATCATTGATATTATTTGCAACTGCAATAATCCACCATAGTTTCGAATCACCATAATAGGTTTTAGCCATTATATCCAATCTATCACCTGCTTCTGAAATAATATAAGTATCACTATCAGATGGTACTACTTTTGGATATATAGTAGATTCGTAATATCTTTTTTTAGTATCAGATTTAACTACAATTTTAGTATTTGAATATCTACTTGCCATTATTTAATTTCTTTTTGATTTCTAAAATTATATTTGAACTGATTATCTGCATTATCATATCCTAATGTATTTTTAGAATCTACTATTTTCATACCAAATTGTACATTTATAATAGATGGTGTAGATTCTTTATTAGTATCGGCTTCATCTTTTTCTACTCCTTCGAAGTTTGCCCAAGAAACATTATCATCAATTGTAAAACTTAAATTATCAACAAATCCAAACATATTATTATAGAAGGATTTTATTGTTAAAAATATAAAATTTGGAGCAAACATCGTTTGTTGCGTTGCTCCTTCATTATATGTAACATTCGATAATTGTTTGTAAGGATACGCCAATGCTGTTAAATAATTTAATTTTTGTAACATCACATCCTTTTCCTTTCGGCTTGTACAATATAATTTAAAATCAAAACTTAAACTACGTTCAACTCCACCATATGTATATACCTTAAATGGAGAACCAATGTATTTATATGTATTCCATTCGGGGGTAACAGTTTCATTTATGCCAGAAATTGTTCCATTGAAATGTACTGAATCAGTTTCACCCAATACTTTGATTTTCATATAGGTGTAATTCGAACTTTCTATGGTTTTGGTATCGGTATCGTTTAGGTGTAAATTATTTTGTATAAACGTATTTGCAACATCCCAATGTGTATTCTTAGATTCTTTCCACCCAATTACAGTCGGAAATGTGTGTCCTTTATCCGCATTTATTCCAAAAATAGGTTCATATTCACTACCTAACTTACTTTCTTTTTGAATTTTTCCATCGGGCTTTTCTCCTTTTTTAAATGCAAGTTTAATATCATTAGATTGGTTTTCTAATTCATCTCTGTATTTTTCAATAGCTTTTAAACCTTTTTTACTTCCATATTTATTAATTCCTGCAGCCGCTGCAGCACCTAGCATTCCCAATGGAGATGTACCACCTTGCTTTAATTTAGCAAAAATGGATGCCGGTGCAGGGTCTTTTTTTATATAATAAGTTTCTCCTGCTTCTATTGCATCTTTGATACCTCTTTGAGTTTTTCCTAAAGTTATCGGTTTAGCAAATGGTGTGTTATTTTTAAATATAGTATCAGATGGTCGATTCGCAGAACCTTTTAATAAACCACCTATCTGATTACCAATCATATCAGCCAAAGCATTTGGTGAAGATGTAAGTAATGCGGCAGCTCTTGGCGGATTGATAAGCCCTCTACTTTCAATAATGAGTTTACCACTCAACCCATAAAGGTTTTTATTTTGTTGTACAAATAAATCTTTTATCTTTGCCATTTATTATTATTTTGCTGCTGCCTTTTGAGTTGACATCGTATTATATAATGTAGATGCTCTATCATAGTTTAATCTAGTAATTCTCTTACCATCTAAGTAAATTTCTTTAGTAGTATCATCCACATCATCCGATGAAAATGCTATAATATCTAATAATCTCGTAGCTTCTACCAATTGAGCAACCACTGCTGATTGCCAAAAGCCCGTATCTTGTGCGGCTGCGGCTAATGATTGTGATTGCGATTTCATTTGCTCTTGAGTTGCTATATCTCTTTCTGATAATGCTTTTTGTTCTACTATAACTTTTTGCTGCTCTTCAGCTTTTTTCAGTTGCTCTTCCTTTTTCTTCGCATCTTCACTAAACCAATTATCAAATATACCTTTGATACCACCAACAACTCCACCAACTGCACCACCAACTGCCGTTCCAATACCAGGAACAATACTACCAAGTGCTGCACCATATCCGGCATATTCAAGTGCGGTTGCCCCCGCTTGAACAGCTTTACCCTGATTAACTTTGCTTCTATCTCCTTCAGCCATACCCTGTTGTTCTCTTTGTCCTCCAAAGTAATCTCCAGCCATAGATGCCGCCGTTCCTAATAAACCCGTTAAACCGCCTTTTAAAAGCCCCTTACCAAGACCACCCATTATACCTTTGAATCCACCTTTTGCAACACTTTTTAACCCAACCTTTGCAACATCATCTACACTATTTGATGCTACCGATTTACCAACGGATGATGTGGCTTTTTCAGCAAGCATTTTTTTACCGGCTGAGAAACTACCACCTGCGAATTGAGAACCTGTTTTTGCAACTACCGTTGATGCTGCCTTTGAACCCGATTTAGTAAATAGTTTTTTAATTCCTTCACCCAAAAATTTAGCAGGTCCTTTACCAAACAATCCTGCTACACCAATTGCTGCTAAAATCAAACCGGCCGTAATTAACAATCTACCCATTTGCATTTTAGTTTCATCGATATCTTTTTGCATTTGAGCTGCATTAAATGCTCCCTTTTTAGCCGCTTCTGCTGCCCAATATGCGGCAGCTGCTTCCGAACTCAAACCTTTAATAGTAACACCATCTCCAATGTATTTTTTCATAACATTATCAAAAGTATTTCCTAATTGTGAAATAGAGCCAACCATTTTTTCTTGGTCAGTTTGTAAAGGACCACCTTTACCACCTTTACCCAATTTCATAACGGTATCCATGTCCATTCCAGTCGCATCTTGTAATGCCTGTCTTTGGAACATATTCATTTTATCCATATCGATACCTTTCAATTGAGTTCTCAATAAATCAGCTGCTCCTGCGGCATCGCCGGATGCGAATTTCTGTCTAACTCTCGAAAGGTCTACTTGCTTTCCTAATAATGCTGATAATCTCATTTCCGCTTTGATACTATCTTTATAGTTCAAAACCATATTTTGACCAGCTTGTAAAACTTTTTGTGCAGCTACACCCATAACTCTAAGTGATGCTACTTGCTTTATCAAACTTTGTTCGTTACCATAGTTATTTTGTAATAATAATTCAGATGATTCTGCTAAATCTTCAAATAAAGCATTTACTGGCAAACCTGCAGTTTTAGCAACGCTTTCAGCCATACCTAATGTATTAGCCGCAGCTTTACCACTTAAATTACCTACTATTCTGAATGTATTAGCTATACTTCCTAATTGGTCTGCCGATGTACCTGTTCTCTTAGCGTACATAGCCATATCTGCACCTACTTCTTGTGCATTTTTACCCATCAATCCTAAATTGTTAGATGAGTATTTAGTTGCATCTGCAAATTCTTGTCCAGATACACCCAATTTCATCATATTTGCTCTAGCTGCTCCGGATAGTTGAATATTTTGTCCTAATTGTAAAGAGGTTTGAGTTAGCTCTTGGTTTAAGCTTGCCATACCCGTTGCCATATCATAAGCCATATCGATACCAACTTGATTCAACCCAAATATGGGGTCTTTCATATTAGTACCATCCATATACCATCCCAACAATTGATGGAATGCTGCTCCTAATGCCAATATACCACCTATAACACCTAAGCTACCCATATTAGCAATAGCACTTCCCATACCACTAAGTCCGGGTATTGCCGAAGTTGCACCCGATGCTAAATCTCCAAGTCCACCTTTTATTTCAGATAACTCTTTTTTAGATTCTGCAAATGCTTTTGATAAATCTTTAGCAGAAGCGGTTGATGATACTAATCCTTCTTTTAATTTAGCAATTTCAGTATTACTATCATCTAAATCATCTATAAATTCTGATAAAGCATCTTCTGCGGATTGAAGGCTATTAACAAGAGAGTCCGCAGACATATTTCCCTTTTTGAATTCTCGCATAGCTGATGAAACAGAGCTCGAATAGCTCTCCATTGCAATAGCGGAATTCTTAGCCGCATCGGCTCCTTCTTTTGTATAGTAATTTCCTTCTTTTAAATTCTTAGCCAATTCTCCGGCGTAGCCAGTAAGTACATTAAATTGGTCACCAACTTTGGAAGAAATAGAGTTAGTTTTTTCAAAGTTTTTATTAATTTTTCCGGCAATAGAAAGAATATCATCATAGTATTCAAATTGCGTTTTAGCTAATTCGCCGGCTTCTTCCGTAGCCTTTACTTCTTTTCTCTTTAAAGCAATTTTTTCTTTTAATAATTTTACTTCTTGCTCATCTATACTAACCCCCAATTCTTTCGCAATATTCATTTGTTTCAATTGCGCATAGTATCTATCTAAGTCTTTAGAAGCCTTAGCATCTCTAGCGTTTGCTAGTTGTACCTCTTGGTTGGGTTTTTTAGCCATAGTATTCTAAATCTTATTTTAATTTAGAAACATCGATTCCTTGCTTCTTTAGATATGGAACTGCCGTTTTGTCGATTCTATTTTCAGCATCTTTGATTTTTTTATCAAAGTCTTTCCAAATACTTTTTAATGCTGGATATTTTTGGAATGTTTTTTCAATCCAACCATCTTCTCTATTATCACTTTTTTGTGAATAATAGGTTGCGAATAAATCGGTTAAATCTTTAAACTCCTTTAATGTTATTTTAGACATGGTTCTCTATTTAATCTTTTATATAAATATAAGATTATCTTTTTCTTATTGATTCTTTCTTAGGTTGATTCTTTTTTAACGAGTCAGCTTCTGCTTTTTTAGTATCCAATAGTTTTCTCATATAAAATTTACGGAATTTCGTAGGCATATTGTAAACATCGTTCCAAGTGAATGAGCCATTTGAGTAATACAATAAATCAAATATCTCCGAATGGAGTAAAGATGAGTAATTAGATGGAAGGGTAAAAAAAGTCCATCCCAAATGGGATAGAAAGAGCCTCCTTCTCTCCCGTAATAGGACTTGTATAGTCAAATTTTAAATCGATATCAGGCGTAATGGCTTGAATATGATTTCTAAAAACTCTGGAATCTTTTGCTAAAAATTGATTCTTAATAAAATTTGTAATATGTCCTAAATCGGAATTTCCGTTTACGGAAGTAATAATATATCGTAAGCGTGTTGTAATTTCAGATGGGTTATCTTTATTAAACTTAGTTAACGCTTCTAAATCTGCTTCTATTTTCTTTTCTAAACCATGCGTTAATAACTGAAACTCAATTTTAGTTCCGTTTACAGTAGTAAATTCGTATCTATTGTTTCTATTAAGTAATGAATAATCTATTTCCTTTAAATTTACATTACTCATATCGATAGTGTATTCTACATTATCTTCTGTAATTGGGTCTGTAACTTTAACATCATATTCAGGACCATATGCCAACACTCTACTTGCTATCAAAATAGCGTTCTTATCTCCCATCAATAAATCATCAGCCTTTACACCATCTTCTATGACAATTGCTTCTAATAATTTATCCAATACGATTCCTTTACGAATTAAATTTGGAGATGCCAATATATCTTCCTCTTTGGCAGTCATTAATTTAATTGTAACCTCACCTTTGGATAATGGATGTGATTCGGGATAACCTAATCCCTTCGATGGTAAACTAATAACTTCGGTTGCGAAGTCATATGCTTTTTTAGGTTGTGGAGTTTCAGCTTGTGCCGTTCCTAACCCTCTTGTAACTTGTTGTTCTACGTTTTGTTGTTCCATAATATTAATAACTTAATGTTTATATATAAGTATATATAAATAAAAAAAGGAGAACATTTCTGCTCTCCTTTCCAAATTATTCAAAAATACTATTTTAACTATATCTCCTACGTTCTAACAACTCAGCCTTAGCTCTCTCATACATCTCATCACTAATCAACCCAATCTCAAAGTAATTCTCCATATTCAACTCAAACACATCAATGCCGGTATATAGAGCGGTACTCTCTATATAGTCACAATACTCATTCACACTCATACCACGTACATCTAATAATTTCATATCTTATTTATTTAAGGATTAATATTGAATCAGAGAAATTGGAACGATAAACACACCACCACTCTTTACACTTAGAGTAGCTTTAGTTCGGTTAATCTTATTAACAGACAACTCTTTACCACGCAACTTAGGGTGATTAACTGTAACACTCATACCTACGCTTAAACCCACTTTCTTTTCTAAACAAACCATATTACGTTTTTGCTTAATCAAATCAACTACTAATGTGTTGATACTACGCAATTCCTCAACTGATAATTTTGATAATTCTGAATAGTTCATATCTCTTTTTGTTTTATGTTTAACTCTTATTACATAGTAAAGGTAATACATTCTGCTATAAAAGTCAAGTCTTTTTTCAATTATTTTTCAAATTTATAATCATTCTAAATAAGACATAAAAAAAGAGGGTAGAAAATCTACCCCCTTTTAATTATTTTAAAGTTTACCTATTAGAGATTAGTACTCAAGGATTGCGTAATCGTATGCTAATGTCAATTCGATTGATAATGGGTCATTTGAAGCCCAATCCAACTCACCAAAGTTTGCTGAAGAGATAAATGCTCCCTTTAATGTCCATTGTTCAACTTTATCACCTACTGGTCCTAATAAGAAGAACGTAATATCTTTCTTATAGAAAGCTGCGTATCCATCTCTACCTGTTAATGATTCGTGTGATTGTCTAACCCACTCCATAACTTGCTGTGCACCTGATGGTACAATTGGGTCATAAAGAGTGATTGTTACATCATCCCAAGTTGATTTACCTTTAATTTTTCTTTTTACGTTTATGTGGTCTAATTCAACTACTTCCGATGTGAAAGTTGGTCTATTAGCGGTCTTTATCATATATGATTCTATACCGTTGATTTCCATTATAAATCTATTACCTAACTTTGGTTCAAAGTTGGTATAGAACATTTTATCAAACTCTAATACTTCTGGCATTTTCTTCTCTATTTAATTGTTTCTTTATATAAATATCTATTTTTTAAATTATCCGTTAAAAGCGGCGCCAGTTGGTAAGATGTTGAAATCAATTTGAATGAATTCAGCTGTCTTAGTTGGTTGTAAGTAGATAGCCCCTTTCATAATGTTTCTATCAATTACATCTGGTGTATTATTAGTATCATCCATTACAACACGGAATGCGTACAAACCTTGTCTTTGTTGGATTGATTCTAAGTACGGATTAACTATATTTAAGAATCTATTTCTAGTCGTTGATGTGTTTTGTTCAAATACTAAATAACGAGATGTAGATGCAATATACTTTCTAACAGTCAATAATAATCTTCTTACGTTGATTCTATCTAATGCTGATGGTTTATCTTGTAAAGTCTTTTGTCCAAATACAACGATACCTTGTCCAGGGAATTGTACGATTGGGTTTACTTTTGCTTCGTATAAATCATCTTTTTCAGATTGAGTTAATCTATTCAATACACTAACTGCTCCTACTAATCCACCTCTATTTAAACCGGCTGGTGCGAACCATTCTGCTGCTACTCTATCGTTTGCAGCGAATACGCCAGGTAATAATACCGATGGTGGTACAGTTATTAATTTATTTGTGTTAATATCTATCGTTTTAATCCAAGGATAGTAAGTACCAACGTAGTTAGAATCAATTGAACCTGCTCCTAAACTACCAATTGTTGCTGATAAAGAAGTTGAAGCGTTGCCCATTTCACCAATAAAGAATGCGTCACTTCTTTGTTCAACCATATCTACAATTGAAGTAAATACCGAAGAGTGGTCTATTTTATTAACATGCGGTGCAACTACCATATTGATATCATATTCATCCGCGTTAGATAATGCTGCGATATGTTTTCCGTATGCTAATTTACCTGCGGTTGTAGATGGTTCGATATCTGCTGCGTTTGTGTTTGGAGCGTATCCGTCAAAACCTTCTTGGAATCCTACAATAAATTGTCTTTTTGCAATTTCTACAGATGTTGTTGAACTCAATGATAATCCAGCGATAGTATCTAACGAAAATACTGCGTTTGCTCCGTTTCCTGCATTTACAGGAATTGGTTTCATATAGATTTTATTATCACCATTGTTGTCAAAATCAATACCACTATATTTAGAAGAATCTACTACTGAACCTGTTGAGAATGATACTCTTGGAATATAAGATGCGTAGTTTCCTGCGTTTACAGGTAATTGATATGCATCATGTCCAAAAGGAACGGCTTGTACAGGAGCTAATTGGTTTAAGTTAACAACTCTAATATATTTTGAATTATTAACCCAATCACCATTTTCACTAATTTTACCTTCAGAATCGATAGATAATTTTCTATCACCAATTACTCTGCTGATAAAGTTAGGAGAGTTAGGGTCTAAGTTTACATTAGAATATGTTTCTAATACATTCTTTTTCTTATCGGTATCATTGAAATCTCTAACTACAACGGTAAAAGTACCATAATCAGTTCCACTTGTTGTACCAGCTGCTTTTACATTTGAAATACCAACTTTTATTTTAGTATTTGCTGCGTTTCCTGCAGTAATTGTTTCCAATTGGAATAAAGAATATCTATCACCTGAAATTAATTGAGATTTAATCATTGGAGTCAATGCTTCACAAGCTTCACCAGTTCCATAAGAACCACTAAATTTTTGGTCTGCCAAAACAACTACACTTGCACTTATATTTCCTGCAAATGCTGCGGTTTTACCAGCTCCACTTAAAATACCATCTGCTGATGAAATTGTGTAAGAACCTGTATTGAATATAAATCCGTTTTCTTTAAAGAAAGCGTATGAATAAGCTGCTTTAGCACCATATGCCGAAGTACCAAATACCGATTCAATATCATCACTATCGGATAATTCCAAAGATGCACTATATCCATTTACACCACTTAATACAATTGAAAAATCGCCACCACCATCTAAATCAGAAAGTGTTGTTCCCGTAAATCCAGCCGCACTACCTGATGTGTTAAATAATACACCTAATGCACCCGATTGCGAACCAGATGCTGCTATTAACAATAAAGGAGCTTTTTCAGTATAACCTGATTTTCCAGCTACTCTACAAATAGTTGCAGTTCCCGCTTCTCTTAAATAATTTTGTACTGCTAACGGAGTATAATATGTATCATCAACTGAACCAAATAATTGTTCAAATTCAGATTGTGAGTTAACGATTGTAGGAGTTAGAGGGCCTTCCTTAAAAGGTCCGATGAATGCTGCACCGATTTCAGCTACACCCTGTTGTAAGAATGATAAGTCGTTTTCTTTTGTAAATACGCCCGGTGATACTATTTT